TGGAAATGGTACAAATTTCGAGAACATAGTGCGTACTTGTAGAAATGACGAAGTTGTGTTAATGATTCACAACAAAAAGAAGTGTGGAGCATTAAAGAGAGCACAGAAATTAGGAATTGCTAATGCTCATATTAAAAGCGTAGATGAAGACCAGATTATAAAACTCTTTGAGGCATGGAGGGTTGACTTAATTGTCCTTGCAGGATGGATGAGAATAGTATCTCCTAAATTAATTGCAGCATTTCCCAATAGAATAATTAATCTTCATCCTTCTATGCTTCCCAAGTATAAGGGACTTCATGCTATAGAGAGAGCATTAGAGAGTGGTGATGATACTACTGGTGTTACAGTTCATTACGTTAATGAAGAGTTGGATGGTGGAGAGATTATACTACAATCAGAAGTTCCTATTCTTCCTGATGATACTTTGGACACACTGACTAAAGCAATTCAAAGAAGGGAATACTATCTCTTACCAGAGGCTATTGAACATGTTAAGCACACAATACAGGTTGGAACTCACTGACATCTGTTGTCGTATTATTACGACTGATGCACCTGAAGTTACACTTGAAGAAAGAATATGGATGAATAAATTGTGTGATGCTAACGCATCAGCAAGAGGAATAAGGGATTCTTTATTAAACTGTATCACGTGATACAGTTCTACTTGACTATATACTATAACTGTGTTAGTATTAACACACACGTTCGGCTCCACTAGGAGTTGCAAGTAAGTCACGGAACGGAGCGTTCATCCTCATGGACTTTCTTCTCGCTGCTGTCATTGATTGTCAGTCTGCCAAGGAAATCATCGCTAAGATATCTCCTTCAGCTGAACACCGCACTGAATTAATTCAGGTGGTGCAGGTGAATACTGAGAAGGGGTGCTTTGAGGACGCAAATGACTGAAGGAACGGGCCTAAAAATCCAACTACTTCAGGAGTAAACCAATGGCGCAAGTCACTTATCGTGGGGTTTCATACGATTCCTCAGAGTACCGCAAAATGGTACAGGCAGAAGCACAAAAAAGAAATTTCGATCTAATGTATCGAGGTGTAAAAGTTTCTAAGAAACTAGTTTCTGCATAACATCTGACTTACAGATACATACAAGAGGGCCCACCGCCCTCTTTTTTTATATGTTAAAAGATCTTATCCCATCTGAAGATTCTTTACTACACAAGAAGATAGAGAAGTGTAGTTATAATTTAGATCGTCAAGAAATATCTGATACATTAAGAGAGAATATGTTTCATCATAAGGGAGTAGGACTCTCTGCAAATCAAATAGGTATAGGTGAGAGAGTATTTGTAATGATGGTGGACATAGATGAAGAAGAAACTATTACTTGTTTCAATCCCAGGATCATTAAGGAGTCTAAGGATGAGGTTGTGATGGAAGAGGGGTGTTTGTCTTATCCTGATAAGTTTTTAGATATAAAGAGACCTAGTAGTATTGTGGTGAAGTATGAGGATGAGGAGAAGGTACTACACAAGGTCAAGATGACAGGGTATACTGCTAGAATATTTCAACATGAGTACGATCATATGGAAGGACTTGACTTCACCCAGAGAGTATGACATAATATTATTATGCGAATGTAGCTCAGTGGTAGAGCATCTCCTTGCCAAGGAGAGGGTCGAGAGTTCGAATCTCTTCATTCGCTCCATTTATAAATACCATATGGACAAAGAGAAACTAAAACTGATTGTAAAAAACCTCAAACTCCTAGTGGATTCTTTGGAGTCTGAGGTTTACTCTGATGTTGATGCTTACACGAATAAGGAAGTACCAGCATTCTCTACACCACTGAATGATTATGATGAAATCTTTGATGACGACGATGGATACCCAGATTAGACAACAAACATTATCTTTGTTACTCAAAACATTTGGGAACACGCATACTAATAGATCCATCTATGAGTGTGCTGATGATTGGTGCAGCAAGCAAGTCACGACCAACGGATTAGTTTCATATTTTAGAGCGTACTACGGTAAGTATGAAAGACAAGAAGGCAGCAAAATTAATTATCAAGAGGGCTAAAGAACATCCTGAATGGTATACTAAAGAAGAAGTAAACTTCGCTAAAATTTTTAAAAGAAAACTCAAACTTGAAAAGAAACAGCATGAACGTGAAGTTAGTGACAGTGACTCCAGAAGCGGAACAGACGATGGGGTACGTGGCAAGAGTGAGCAACCCAAAGAACCAAGACAATCCAAACGTCGCTGGTTTACTAGGTTACTGCATCAAGCACGGTCATTGGTCCGTCTTTGAGCAAGCATATATGACCTTGGAGATTGAAACTACTAGGGGATTAGCAGCACAGATACTAAGACATCGTTCATTCACATACCAAGAGTTTTCTCAAAGGTATGCTGATGTATCTTACATTAGAGAAGACATACCTTTACCAGAATTAAGGAGTCAAGATACTAAGAATAGACAGAATAGTGTTGATGATGTAGATCCTGATGTAGTTGAGAGATTTAATAGAGATATGCGAAAGCATTTTGATGCAGGGATAGATCTTTATAAGAGTATGCTTCATGCTGGTATTGCTAAGGAGTGTGCTCGATTTGTATTACCTCTTGCTACTCCTACTAAGATATACATGACTGGTTCTTGTCGTTCTTGGATACATTATATTAAGTTACGTTCTGGTCATGGTACACAGAAAGAACATATGGATATTGCTAATGAATGTAAGAAAATATTCTCTCACACCTTCCCAGTAGTGGCAGAAGCCCTTGCTTGGGTCTAAATAACTTCACATTATTAATTTTTATGGCAACTTATCCTGTAGTTAACACAAAAACTGGTGAGACTAAAGAGGTAGTCATGAGTATTCATGACTGGGACCAGTGGTGTACTGATAATCCTAATTGGTTAAGAGATTATTCTGACCCATCTACCCTTCCTGGATTTGGTGAGGTGGGTGAATGGAAAGATAAACTTATTAATAAGAATCCTGGATGGGGTGAAGTTCTCAAGAAGGCCGAAAAATCTGGAGGCATTAATGCGAGACTAGCTCAAAAAGGTATTGGTACAACACAAGGGGACGACTAGTATGCCACGTAAGAAGAAGACTGACGATCCAATTGGAGTAGGACTGACGGCTAAACAAATGAGACGGAAGAAACCTATTAATGCAGATCTCCTTGTAGATATTGATCCTCTTACTGCTAATCAAGAGAAGTTTTATGAAGCATATGATGCAGGTAAACATTTGTTTGCTTATGGATGTGCGGGTACAGGTAAAACATTTATTGCATTGTACAAAGCACTCAAAGAAGTTCTTGATTTAGAGAAACCATACGAAAAGATTTACATCGTTCGTTCTCTTGTATCCACACGTGAAATTGGTTTCTTACCAGGAGATCATGAGGATAAGTCTTATCTTTTTCAAGTACCATACAAGAAGATGGTCAAGTATATGTTTGAGATGCCAACAGATACTGACTTTGAATTATTGTATGGCAAACTAAAAGAACAGGAGACGATGACGTTCTGGAGTACCTCATTCATCAGAGGTACAACACTTGATAATGCTATTGTTATAGTTGATGAATGTCAGAACTTGAATTTTCACGAGTTAGATAGTATAATAACTAGAGTAGGAGATAATTCTAAGATTATTTTCTGCGGTGACGGAGTTCAAACTGATCTTCGTAACAACTCTGAACGTGCTGGACTTGGTGATTTTATGAAAGTTATTTCTGTGATGGAATCGTTTGCATCGATTGAATTTACTATTGATGACATCGTTCGTTCTGGTTTGGTTAAGGAATACATCTTAGCCAAACATGCATTAGGTATGCTATGACATTTACTCATCATAATTTTCTCGGTGACATTGAACTTGAAAAGAAAGAGACCCCAGGTTGTAGACTGTATCAAGTCCCCAACGGTGAGTGGGTTCCTTCTATTACTTCAGTAACATCTTTTTATAATCGACACATCTTTGCTGAATGGCGAAAGAGGATCGGTGAAGAAGAAGCAAACCGCATCACTAAAAAAGCAACCACACGTGGTACAGATTTCCATGAGGCAGCTCAAGGATATCTAGAGAATAAAGAACTGGATTGGAATAACTTCCTTCCTGCTACACAATTTATGTTCCATCATGCTAAACCTTACCTTGATAAGATTGAAAATGTTCATGCAATCGAGCGCACTCTTTACTCAGAGTATCTTGGCATTGCTGGTCGTGTTGATTGCATTGCTGAGTATGAAGGCGAACTAGCAATCATAGACTTTAAAACATCTGAAAAGATTAAACCTGAGAAGTGGATGGAAAACTACTTTGTTCAGGAGCAAGCATATGCTTGCATGTATTATGAATTAACTGGTATTCCTGTTAAGAAACTCATTACTTTGATGGTAACACCAGGTGGAGATGTAAAGGTATTTGACAAACGGAACAAAGACGAGTATATTAAAGTATTAGTAAGGTATATTAAGAAATTTGTCTCCTCTAATCTCAAATCTCATGGTAATGGATAAAGAATTAAACGAAGTGTTGGAGAAGAAGTTTCTTTGTCCATCTAAATTCGCACAAGATATAGAAAAGTTAGTACAAGAAAATGCTTCACTTAATTATATTGAAGCAATCATAGTTTATTGTGATGAGAATACAATTGAACTTGAGTCCGTACCTAAATTATTATCAAAACCTTTGAAAGAAAAATTAAAATACACAGCACAGGAGTTAAACTTTTTAAAACGTACATCCCGTGCCAAATTACCAATCTAGTTTCATAAAAGCCTGAAAAAAAATCCCGCCAAATTTTTCCCCTATTACTTTTTTTAAAATGGAAGACGACCACTTGCCGGAACATTTAAATGATCTTTGGGAGGACATGGATCGTCTCAATGCATTATATGAAGAACTTATGTGGGACCATGAAGTAGTACTTGAATTCATAGCAGACTACGACAACAATCGAATCATTATTAAACCCAAAGATGACTGACCTTTTACATATGCATAAGTTACAGGATGAATGTCCTGTAATGGTGACTAAGATTCCTCCACAGATTCTGAAAGAGATTGATGGTTGGGTAAATGAAAGTAAGAAGTTTAAGAACAGTCCATTAGCAGCACTGAAAGCTCATGAGAATGTAGGGTATCTTGCTATGGATGGGAAGACACATAATTCATATCAATGTTCTATCTCTCCTAGTTTAATTGATAGTTCTTTCTGGTTAGCATGGGTATTGAGATTGACTCAAAAGTATTGGGGAATGGGAAAAGAGAATAGAGCATTTAAATTAAGAAAGTGGGATGGTCACTTTGATGGGTATGATATCTGGACTAACTTTGCGTATAAAGGAGATGATAATCCTACACATAACCATGCAGGATTTCTTTCAGGTGTGATATATTATAAGAATCATAAGCATCCTACTATATTTGATCAGTATGGTTGTGCTTATGAAGGATTGGATGGAACAATGGTGATGTTCCCTTCCCAGGTGTTACATCATGTAGAACCACAGACTGTTAATAAAGAAAGAATAACTTTAGCATTCAACGTTGTTCAAAAGGATGATGCCATTTGAAACTTATTGTAAATCGAAAATTTATACGTATCAATATCCCTATGCTGATAAGGTAAATCCAATACTTCATTCTTGGATTATGCGAACAGCGGATACATGGGATAAGGGAACGAGGAAAACTGCTGGTTGGAATGTAGAAGATTGTTACTCACATTCTCCTCCTAAAGAACTCAAACTTGTCACAGATTATATTTCTAATTTACTTAGAAATTTGAAGAAGGATGCTTATACTCCTGTTCTCCCACAAATGTTTCCAGAAGCTTCTCTTCAGTTGCGTAATTTATGGGGACAGTATTATAATAGAGGAGATTTTCAAGAGAGTCATTTCCATGTACCTTATCATTGGTCTTTTTGTTACTGGGTGAATACACCAAGGGGTTCCTCTCCTATGGTTTTTACTGAAAGTAAAAGGAAAGTTTCTGCTAAAGCAGGTGTAGTAACTCTTTTTCCAGCATACTTATGGCATCATATTCCTCCCAATAAGTGTGATGAAAGAAGTGTTATTGTTGGAAATTTTTATTATGAATTAA